GGTAGTCCAAGCTTTAATGGTATTAATCAGTCAGCACATTATCTTACCATTGATGAACAGGAAAGAACAAGATCTACTAAAATTTATGAAGACGTTCAAGATGCTTTAGAAGAAGCTGAACGGGAAGCAGATAATACTGTACTTTCTAAATTTATTAGAAATCTTGAAAGCCGCATCTATTCCACCCTCGCTAAAGATATTAGTGAGTCATTATTTAATTACGAAGGTATTCCTACAGAAAATAGCCCTATAGCAGGAGAACTAGATTTAGAAGGAAATAAATTAAAGTGGGTAAATGATGGAACTACTATTACACTTACAATTGAAGAATGGTTTGATGGAATTGTTATTTCAATTACAGAGATTGTTATTCCAGTAGGAAGTTTTGGTGGTTGTTGGGGTGAATGTGAACAATGAGATATGTTTTTCTTTTAATATTACTACTTATTAGTAGTGGTTGTGCGCTTATTGGATCACAAGGAACAGGATGTGATCCTTATCTTATTTGTCCTGAAGGACCAGAAATAGTACCAACTGCAGCTACTCAATTATTAAACTTACCTGCTCCTAATAATAAAGCAGTAGTCGCTGTTTATAACTTTGTTGATAAAACTGGTCAAAGAAAATCAAGTGATAACATAGCTAACTTTAGTACAGCAGTTACTCAAGGAGGAGCAGATATCTTGATAGAAGCCTTGAGAGATGCTGGTAGAGGTAATTGGTTTGTTGTAGTAGAGAGAACAGGGCTTGATGGTCTTTCAAGAGAAAGGCAGCTTATAAAGAATACTAGACAGACCTATGCAGGTGAAGGTGAAAATATTTTAAAACCTTTACTATATGCAGGAATTATTCTTGAAGGAGGAATTATATCGTTTGATACTAATTTGAAAACAGGAGGTACAGGTCTTAGATGGGCGGGTATAGGTTTTAAAAATCAGTATCGTCAAGATAAAGTAACAGTTGTTCTTAGGGCTATCCTGGTACAGACCGGAGAAGTATTGCTTAATGTTACTTCTACAAAGAGTATTTTATCTACAGGTAAAGGAACTGATTTGTTTCGTTTTTATGAAGAAGGAACAGCTCTAGGAGAAATGGAAAGTGGTAGTACAGTTAATGAACCAGTAGGATTAGCTGTACGAGCAGCAATAGAAGCGGCTGTTTATGGATTAGTTATTGAAGGAATTGAAAAAAGAGTATGGGATTTTGACTATTCTTCTTTAGAAGAGGGGGAAGAAAACAATGATTAAGAAAATTTTTAGTATATTTATATTACTTATGTCAGCTACTGTATTTGGCGGCAACAATGATATATATATTACTCAGACAGGAACAGGACTTACACTTACAATTGATCAGATTGGTGCGACAAATAAGGTTGGAACATCACAAGCACGGGCTATTTTAAGCGGTACAAGTATGACTGTTGATTTAGATCAAATTGGTGATACGAATACTATTGCTGCTAGCATTTTACAAGGAAACTCGTCTAGTTGGACTTATAAAGCAACAGGAGATAGTAATGTAGGAACACTTGCAGTAGGAGCTACAGGAGATTCTGCTTCTTCAGATTTTGATTTTGAAGCATTAGGAGATTCAAATGTACTTACATTTACTCAGGGAGATTCAGCAACATCTACAGCAGGAAATCAAGACTTTGCAGTTACTGGAACCTCTAATGATATAAATGTTAAATGTAATGTAATTGGTTGTATTAATAATTGGATTGTATCAGGAAATAGTAATGATATAGATACACTGCAATCAGGTAGGCAAGACCATGAGATTACTGTTTCCCTTACTGGAAGTTCAAATGATGTTGATGTTGATCAAACTGATACAGCTAGTACTAATGTAACAAACATTACTTCAACAACAACAAACGGCGTAATAAACGTAGATCAATGCGCTTCGGGCTGTTAATATTATTATTATTTACTAGTACAGTTAGTTCAAATGGAATTGGAGAAATCTCTGAATTAAGAGGTATTGGTGAGATAACTAGACAGAACTCTAATGAAGCTTTGCTTGCTGAGTTAGCTTCTGATATATTTTCATTTGATGATGTTAGAACTGGTAATGGTCGTATGGCTATTCAGTTTCTCGATTCTTCTGTATTAAAATTAACAGAGCATTCAAAAGTAATTATAGATGATTTTATTTATAATGCAGGGAGTCCTGATACATCTAAACTTGTTTTAAATATGGCAAGCGGTACAGCTCGATTTATTACAGGTGCTTTAGGTAAGATTAATAAAGAAAATATTTCTATACGCACTCCATCAGCCTCAATTGCAATTCGGGGAACTGACCTAACTTGTACAATAGATGAGTTAGGACGTTCTTTGATTATCCTTTTGCCAGATGCGGATGGAACTTCGTCTGGAGAGATTACAGTAACGACATGGGCTGGTACAGAAGTATTAAATAAACCCTTTCAAGCTACTATGGTTTCTACATTTGAGTCGAGGCCAACTAAAGCTGTAATACTTGATAATCTAACTCTTAATTTAATTGATAATATGTTGATTGTTAATAAACCTCCAGCAATAGTACAAGCTGAAGCAGAGCAAAGTGGAGAAGTAAAGACTGATTTAGATAGGGATTTTTTTGAAGAAGCTCCTGATTTAGATAAAGATTTCTTAGAAGTTGAGGAAGAAATTAGTCGGCTAGATATAGATTTATTATCTTTTGATTTCTTAGTAGATTTATTAGCTATAGTAGAAATAGGAGCTAAAAAGAAAACAACATCAGGCGGTACTTTGCAAGGTGTAGATCTTAAAGGAATAATACCAGGATTTGATCCTGTTTTTCAAACTTATACTTTTGTTGAAGGTCCTAGTTTATATTTTGTACATAACGGAACTAATACATTTGATATTGCTATAGATAAAGAATCAGCATCTTATTTAAATATAAATACTGCAGGAATTATGATGGAGATAGAAGTAAATGGTGCAGGTGATAATACAATTATTATTTTTCAGTCTCCTTAGTATAAATATATATGCAAACGATAATATTATTACTATACAGACTAAAGGAACTGGAACAACAATAACAACTAAACAGATTGGTAGTGGTAATATTACAGGAATTTACTGCGGTTTAGGTAGTTTTGATAATTCATTAATTAATACACATAACTGTGATAATGCTTCTGTTACTTCAACAGTAACTGGTATTTCTAATACAGTTTATTCACAATCTGTATGGTCTAATCATAGTGATCAAGTATGGATAACTACTATAAACGGTAATGATAATTATGCTGTGATTGATATGGATGAAGATGATAGTGCTTCTACTATTATTCAGACAGGTAATGATAATGACGCATGGATATTAGGTTCTGGAGATGATAATGTCTATAAAATAGAACAGACAGGAAATGATATGTATGGAAAAATTATTTCATTCTCAGACGATTCTGATATTTGGATTACACAAGAAGGAAGCGGAAATCATAATGCCTATGTTTATAATTCTTCTTATGCAGATAATAATTCTACTAGATTAATACAAAAAGGTTCTGGTAATAAGGATGCAGATGTATTTTGGTATAGTGATGCAGATAACGGCGCTCTTAATTTAACACAGCAAGGAAACGGCGCACATATTTCTAATATAAAATTTTATACTGATGATTACGATGTAACAGTAGTACAGAAAGGATCGACCAATAAAGCCTATAGTGCAACATTTAATTGTACAAGTAATTGTACTAAGAATATTAGTATTACTCAGGAGAACTAATGAAAAATATATGGAAGAATTTTACTGATTGGCAAATGAAGTATATTAATAGAATCTATATAGAATTTGAACTTAATGAACTTACTATGCTATGGATATGGATACTTATTGGTTTTATTGTAGGATTATTTATTTACAGGATATCATAAAGGAAAAGCTATGCGTTGGGCTGCTCTTTTATTATCTATACTATCCCTGCCTTTATTGTTTGACTCTAAACCTTTAGAGATTCTCAGACTTAAAACATTCGATGCTTTTGTAACAACACCAGAACCTAGTGGATATTTTACAATCCTTAATATTACGGATGAAGATATACAAAAGGAAGGCGGGTATCCTTTTCCTAGAGATAGGCTTGCTGAAATACAAAACAAACTAATAGATAACGGAGCTATTGGTGTCGGCTGGACAATGCTATTTCCAGAACCTGATAGGTTTGGTGGAGACTCTGAATTTAGTTTAGCTCTCCAAAGACTTCCTAGTGTTATAGCAATGCCTGAACTTGATAATGGTTTATATCCTGAAACACATGGTACAGTTATTATAGGTAATGATGTAGAGTTACCTAAAGCTAAAGGATTCCTGGAGAATATTTCTATATTAAAAGAAGCAGCTACTCAAGGTGGTGTATCTGCTCCTATTGATGTTGATGGATTAGTTAGACAAATACCATTATTACAACAAACTGATACGGGATGGGTAGCAGCTTTTGGTACACAGGTTTTAAAAATCTTGGCAGGGGGCGATACCTATCAAATTAAAACAAATATAAATGGTATTGAGCAAATTAGAGTACGAGGTTTACCACCTATTTCTACAGATAGTCTCGGTAGGAAATGGATAAGTTGGGTCAATACACCAGAAACTACACTTCAAGAACTAAATGTACAGAATACTTTTGTCTTTATAGGCGTTACAGCTAAAGGTGTTATGCCGCAATTATCTACCCCAAAGGGCTTATTAGAACCTCATAAAATACAGGCAGCACTAGCTGAAAGCATCCTAATTGAGAGTGCAAAAATACCTGATTATAGACTAGTCCTGGAACTAGGCTTTATGGTACTCTCAGGGCTTCTTATTGCTCTTGTAATCAATTTTCTAGGAGTAACTGCAGGTCTGCTATCATCTGGAGTTATAATAGCTTGTACGGCATTTGGTGGACTCTATTTAATACAGCAGAATATATTGGTAGATGTAACATGGAGCTTGATTTCCATGATCTTTATTTCCGTTCAACAATTCTGGATAAATTTTAAAAAGCAGTACAATCTTAGACAACTAATTAAGAAACAATTTGAACATTATCTTGATCCTAGACAAGTTAAGCGGTTACAAGATGATCCGTCCTTATTGAAATTAGGGGGAACAAAAAGATATTGTACATATTTATTTACAGATGTTAGAGGTTTTACAAGCTTATCAGAAACTCTAGAGCCTGAAGAAGTCACAGAAATTATGAATAAAACATTAACTATTCAGTCTGATGCCGTTCAAAAGCATGGGGGTATGACTGATAAGTATATTGGAGATGCGATGATGGCAATATTTTCAGCACCTCTAGATTTAGAAGACCATGAAACAAAGGCAGTTATGGCTGCTCAAGAAATAATGTCTAAGATGGAAGAAGCTAAGTTAGGTATTAAAATAGGTATTGGATGTAATTCAGGCTATGCAATCCTGGGTAATCTTGGGAGCAATACAAGGTTCGACTATACAGCTATAGGTGATGCTGTAAATCAAGCAGCCAGATATGAAAGTGCGACGAAAGAGCTAGGTGTTGATTTATTAATAGGAGAAACAACAGCTAATAAATGTAGTGTTGAAACAGTCTTTAAAAAAGATATATTTGTTAAGGGAAAAGAGTTACCTTTAAAAGTTTTTGTGTTAAAATAGTAATAAAATTTGATTTATGTTGAATAATTGATTATAATACTTTAAAGAGCTATATAGATGAATCAGAAAAAGTTAAAAGATTTAAGAAGAAAAGTTAAAAGAATGCAAGTAGAGTGGTTAAAAACTCTTTTGAATGAAGAAGAAGCTAGTCAAGTCTCTATAGATAATATAGATAAATTATCCTCTAATCAAAAATATTATATGGCTAAACGAACTGTGTATTTATCCTATATGACTCCTAAATGGATAATGAAATTTTTAAAGAAATATCCACATATAGATTCTTATACTGAATTAAATGAGTACTATGAAAAGTGGAAAGCACAGAACGCAGGAAAATTAAAATGGAGATTTTGATCGGAGATTTAAATTATGAAGGGTAACATTATTACAGGAGTATTAGTATTAATATTAGTGGGTTTTTGTGCTAATGTATTTAATAAGAATATTCAACAACAGTTTGATAAACAATATGTTTATACAAAGTATATTAATACTTCTTTAGAGGAAGTAAAAAGAGATCTTATAATTATACGTTCTAAAAAATCGGATTCAGATGATCTTATTTCTAGACTTGAATTTGATGATGCTAGAAATTCTATTGAGAGTAATAAAAAATTCATAGAATATGAAGTTAAGATGTCGAGAAAAAGTATTAAGGAATTTGTAGATAATCTTAATAGAGATATGCAGCATATTACTAATACAGTAAATAGAAATGAACAGAATTATAAGGATATTCAAGGAAAGTTAGAATTTCTTATGGAAGAAATAAATTCAATTCAAGAGATACCTGAAGAAGTAAGTGAGGATACTACAACTTTACCCTGGGATGCTTCTGCTTCTTCTGAAGTAGAAAGTGAAGTTATCCCTGTTGTTCAAACTGCTGTTGTAAAAGAAATAGAAGTAGAGGATACTCCAATAATAGAAGATATAGTTAAGAAGAAAAAATGTACTATGGTATTTGCTCCTAAAACAAAGAAAGAGCAGAGAATAAGTACCAATAGATTACAGAGAGCAGTAAATAGAGGTAATAAAAAAGGATCTTATAATATCTTTGCATACTTTAATATTAATGATATGGGTAAAGCAATAGATATAGATATAAAGTCTGATGATAACCCTTCTAATTTTTTAAAAAAGGCTGTACAAAATTATGTTTCTAGGTTAAACTTTATTTCAGATAAAGGTTATTCTAATTGTGAATTAAATTTTAATTTAAATGTAGTATAAGTGAGGTAAATAATAATGTCAGATGTAAGCACATTTAATCCTAGTAGTAGTGTTGGTGAAGTAACAGGTCGAGCATACTATGCAAGCGTAGTTACTCCAAATACTACATATGATGACAAATGGGAAGTTAATTTAGTGTTAGATGATGAAACTCTTTCTGAGTTTGAAAGTCGAGGACATGAAATTAAAGAAAAAGATTATGGAAGATTTTTAAATTTTAAAAGAAATGTTAATAGAAAAAGTGGTGGTCAAAATACTAGACCTGTTCTTATTAATGAAGAACGTGAGCGTGTAGATACCTTACCTAAGATAGGTAATGGTTCTCTTGTTAAGGTACAATATTCTGAATATTCTTGGGAATATGCTGATAGAGTAGGTAAAGGAAGGGACTTACGAGCAATGCAATTACTTGATCTTGTAGAATATAATGAGCCTGATGGAGCAGGTATGTATGATGAGGATGATTTTTAGATGGATACAGAAATACAGAAACCTTTTATTACTATTGATGGTGTACAAATTTCAATAGAGGATTTACCAGAAGAAGGACAAGCAATTTTTGGAAGGATACAAAGAGAAAATACAAAGAGAGTAACTCAAACTTTGGATTTAGAAGCAACTCAAGCAGCAATCAGTTGGTTCACAGATAGAATTGTCACTATTATTAATAAAGAAGGAGAGAAGGGAAGTACAGCTGAAAAAGATAAAGCAGAAAGTTGAACCCTCTATCAGCTAGACACTCCTACAGAGCTTATAATATCTAGCTCCATTATAATTTCTGAAGTGAGTGTCTAGCTTTTTTTTAACTTTATTCAAGGGGATCTAAATTGAATATCGAAAAAAGTAAATTTATAAGACATATACCATGTGAAGCTTGCGGAAGTAGTGATGGTAATTCATTATATACAGATGGACATACTTATTGTTTTGTATGTAATAACAATTCAATAGAAAATAAAACTGAAAGTTCTAAAGTAAGCACTTTAGCAACTGATAAAAATACTTTCTTACAGTCCTATAAAGGTTCATATAATGCGCTAGATGATAGGAAGATTAGTCTTAAAACCGCTAAAGCTTTTGGTGTTTTATCTAGCCCCAATAAGCATGTGTATCCTTATTATAATAATAATGAAGTTGCAGCAACTAAAACCAGAGTAATAGATATCAAGAAGTTTTTTTCAAATGGAAACTTTGAAGGCACAGGATTATTTGGAGAGCAATTATATCGAAATACTGGTGGTAAGTACCTTACTATTACAGAAGGTGAATGCGATGCGATGGCTGTTTATGAAATGTTCGGTGGTAAGTGGGCTGTTGTTTCTGTTAGAGGAGCTTCGTCTGCAGTTAAAGATATAAGAGAAAGTATTGAGTTTGTTGAAGCATATGATAATGTAGTCCTTGCGTTTGATAATGATGTAGCAGGACAAAGAGCAGCAAGAAAAGTAGCACGTATTTTAAAACCTAATAAGACTAAGATTCTGTCTTTTCCTACAGGCTTTAAAGACGCTAACGATATGTTGAAGCAAGGCAAGTATGAAGAATTTACTAAGGCTTGGTGGGAATCAAAAACCTATACACCCTCTGGTATTATAGAATTATCCAGTAAGAAAAAGGATTGGTTAAAAAGAGAAGATAAAGAGAGCATACCTTACCCCTGGAAGGGGCTTAATAAAAAGCTTTATGGTATGCGAAAGGGAGAACTGGTTACTCTTACAGGTGGTACAGGATTAGGTAAGTCAAGTGTTACTAGAGAACTAGAGCATTGGTTAATTAAGAATACTACAGATAATGTAGGTATTATAGCTCTTGAAGAAAAATGGCTACATACAGCAGACTGTATAGTTTCTATTGAAGCTAATGATAGAATATATTTATCAGAAAGAAGAAAGAACTATAGCAATGAACAATTAGAAACATTATTTGATAATGTGATAGAAAAAGGAAGAGTCTTTATACACGCACATTTAGGTGCAACAAATATTGATGAAATCTTTTCTAAGCTTAGATATATTATAGTAGGATGTGAATGTGAATGGATAATAGTAGATCATTTACATATGCTTGTTAACGTAATAACAGAAGGAGATGAAAGACGAGGGATAGATAATTTAATGACACGCCTTCGTTCTTTAGTAGAAGAAACAGGAGTTGGTTTAATTTTAGTATCTCATTTAAGAAGAGCAGCAGGAGAAAAAGGACATGAGCAAGGTATTGAAGTATCTCTTTCTCATCTTAAAGGTTCACAAGGAATTTCACAGTTATCTGATTGTGTAATAGCATTAGAAAGAAATCAACAAGCCGATGATCCAGAAGAAGCTAATACAACTAGAGTAAGAGTTTTAAAATCTAGGTATACAGGAGATACAGGATTAGCTTGTAGCTTAAAATATAATTCAAATACAGGAAGACTTTATGAAGCAGACCTTGATCTCTCTCCCGAACAAAATAGCCTCTTACCGTTTTAAAAAAATAGTCTTTGATATAGAAACAGATGGATTAGAAGGTAATACAATACATTGTATTGTAGCTAAAGTATTAGGGGGAGATACTTTTTTATTTCCCCCCGGTGAATTACAGAAGGGTGTAGATCTTTTAGTCAGTGCAGATGTTTTGATAGGACATAATATTATAGGTTTTGATATTCCTATACTTAAAAAACATTTTGATGTTACCTTAACAAACCATATTGAAGATACACTGGTAGTATCTCGATTAGTTAATCCTGCCCTTACAGGGGGACATAGTTTAAATAATTGGGGTTATCTTCTTTATCCTAATAATGCTGAAAAAAGAAAAGCAAAACAACCCGATAGTTGGGAAGAATACACTGAAGAAATGGGAAGATATTGTATTCAGGATGTAGAATTAAATACAGAGATATATTATAAACTATTAAAAGACTCAGAAGAATTTAGTCAGGACTCTATAGATTTAGAACATGCAGTAGCTAAAATAATTAAAGAGCAAGAAGTTACTGGATTTATGCTTGATGAAAGAAAAGCTACTATGCTTTCAGCTAAACTAAATTCTAAGATGGCAATTATTAAAAAAGAAGTACACGAAACATTTAAGCCTAAATGGGTAGATGATAGATTAATTATTCCAAAGTTTAATAAGGACGGTTCTTTATCTAAAGTTCCTAAACTAACTAGCGAAGAACTTGCTCGATGTAAAAAGAATAACTTTGAACCTTTTATGCGTAAAAAATGGGTAGAGTTTAACTTAGCTAGCCGTAAACAAATTGGTGAATATCTTATTGACTTTGGTTGGAAACCTAAAAAGTTTACTCCTACTGGACAACCGATTGTAGATGAAAGTACATTAGAAAAAGTTAAGGGTATATCAGAAGCTACTCTTATTGCAGAGTTTATGATGCTACAAAAGAGAGTAGCACAAGTTGGATCTTGGTTAGAACTATCTAAAGATGGAAGAGTACATGGTTTTGTTATTCCTAATGGAGCTTATACAGGAAGAATGACACATAGAAATCCTAACGTAGCTCAAACACCTAGTTCTTTAAAGCCTTATGGTAAAGAATGTAGAGAATGTTGGACAGTTCCTGAAGGATATAAATTAGTAGGTATAGATGCTTCTGCACTTGAGCTTAGAGTGCTAGCACACTATATGAAAAATGAGGAGTATATAAATGAAATTATCAATGGAGATATTCACAGCACTAATCAAAGACTTGCAGGAATTAAACAGAGAAGTCAGGCTAAAACTTTCATCTATGCACTTATATACGGAGCAGGAGACGCTAAAATTGGAAGAGTGGTTGGAGGAAATACAAAGATCGGTGCATCACTTAGAAAACGTTTCCTCAACAATCTCCCATCACTTAGAGATCTTACAGTTAGCGTTGAGAGATCAGCAAGAA